CTATTATAAAATGTATATAAAGAAAAAACCCAACCTAAGTTGGGTTTCTAATAGTGTCTTGATATTCACCCCCTGTATTCTCGAGACCTGGATGCTCAAGGTACGCCTTGACGACAGTTTCCTTTGAGGGAGTCACCCATTATCTTAACCATCACAGGATACACAATCAGGATTCATTGCTTGTGCTGCAATATCACCTCTCAATACGGATTCAGTTCTCATGTAGTAAAGTGTTTTAACACCTTGTTTCCATGCTTCTAAATGAACTTGGTTAATCCACTTAGGGTCCGCAATTGCAGGAAACGCTAAGTTCAATGATACCGCTTGGTCAATATATTGTTGTCTAACACCAGCTTGTCTTACTAAATCTAATTGATTTATTTCTTTAAATGTTTTGAATACTTCTTTAACTGAAGACATTTTAAATTTATCCTCATCTTTTACTTCACTACATTCAACAATTTTACCATCTAAGAAACACCATTCATCTAAGAATTCTAAACCTTGTACTGAACCACCGTCAGCCAATATTTGATCCCATACTTCTTTTGTATTTTTACCAACCTTACGAAGTACTCTTTCCAATTCAGGATTCTTTCTGATAAATGTTCCTTTTGATGTTTGTTCGGTAAATACATTCGCAGCCCATGGTTCAACACCACTACTTACATTACCACTCAATTTAGAGTTTGATACTGTTGGTGCAACTGCTCTTAGGTGAGTATTTCTGAATCCACTCTCTTTACACCATAGTGGTTCACCAAACTCTTTTGCCATATCTCTACTTGCTCTTTCTGATTCTATTTTGATTTGTGAGAAAATTTTACGAGTTTCAAATTGTGCAGTCAATCCTTCAAATGGTACACCTTTTTGTTGTAAATAAGTATGCCATCCTAAAACACCTAATCCTAATGCCCTTCCTCTTTCAGCAGAACGAACAGAGTTTTCAAAACCTCTCATATTTTTTGCTTTTTGTAGGAATTCTTCTAACACTCCATCTAAAAATATGGTAGAAGTATAAATCAAATCCGTGTCTTTCCACTCATCATATTTTGCCAAGTTCAAAGAACTCAAACAACAAACAAATGAATGTGATTCATCGGTATGTAAAACGATTTCAGAACAAATGTTTGTCATATGAACTTTCAATCCGTTCTTCTTATACATTTCAGGGTTTTGTTTATTGACATTACCCTTAAACATAATATATGGTTCACCAGTTGCCTTTCTTTTCTGAAGTAATTTGCCCCATTTTCTTCTTGCGTCTTGATCACCCTCTTCTAATTTTTTCATAAACTTATCACTAACCACAACACATTGGTGTAGGTTTAATGATTGTCTATTAACATCACCTTTGGGTTCTCTAATTTCCAAAAAGTCTTCGAAATCTTTATGGTCAATTTTAATGTTAACAGACGCAGCCCCTCTACGAACTGAACCTTGATTTGTTGCAAGGATGGTTGAGTCGTAAATTTTAATAAATGGTATTACACCATCTGATGTTCCGTTGTTTGTGATTTTTGCACCAGCAGGACGTATCATATTAATACCAATACCAACACCACCACCATGCTTCGCAAGTAACATTAATTCTAAATTTTTGTTACCAATTTCAAAAATACTATCTCCAACATCAATACCGAAACACGATATCGGTAATCCTCTGTCCGTTCCAGTGTTTGATAAAACAGGTGTTGCTAAACATAACCATCCCTTCCAAATGTAATCAAAGAATTTGGTTGCTAAATGTGGTTTTCCTAATCGTTGTGCAACTTTAGTCGATACTCTCCAATACGCATCTTTTGGTTTTTCACCTGGAAGTAAATAACCTTTAGATATTGTCTTTACATAAATCTCTGTGTTTCCCCAGCTTGGGAAATCGACATCAAGTTCCCAACCGAGTTCTTCTCCGTAGTTCTTCATATTATTATAAAATTTTTTTTAATTAAAAAATATCATCCCAATTTTCCCCCTCACCCGCTTTACTATAGTCGGTAGGTCTAATTGCGAAGAAATCTGTGTGTGTGACACCACCAGTTAGATGATAAAACCAATCTAATTCAGATGCCTTCTTTTCATTGAAAGTAAATGATGGTTCGTATCCAAGTTCAACTAATTTTTCATTAATTCTTTTACTAATAAATTCTTTTAAATCCGATGCCTTTAAGTTTTCAAGGTCACCCATTTCAAATATTTTATCAATAAACTTATGTTCAAGTTCTTGAATTAATTTTGCCGCATTGTAGATATCATCTCTCGCTTCTTCTAATAGTTCAGGATATTCTAAACACATATGTCTAAATAATTGACATCCCATTTTTGAGTGTAAAGATTCATCTCTAACACTCCATTTCATTTGTTGTCCAATTCCTTTTAAAAGATTTCTCATTTGGAAAGAATAAAGAACAGCAAACGATGAATATAACGCAACACCTTCAGCGAACGCAGAAAATATTGCCAAACTTTTACCAACCTCAACTCTAGCCTTGTGATTTTTTTTCAAATCATTAGGAGTCCAATCTGCAGTTGTATTTGTTAACAACTCAAATCGTTCCTTCATAGTTTCATCATGTAAGAAACCTTCAAAATCTTCTAAACCCAATGTTTCATTCAAATACGAATATGCAATAGAATGAATAGTTTCTTGTGAACCGAACGCCATTGCCATCTGTCTAATCTCATGTTTTGGAAACCATTTGGTTACCATTCCTGTCCAATAATCAGAAACCGCACATTCGGTTTGTGCAAAACCTAAAAGAATATTACCCACTAAGTGTTTCTCCGATTCATTTAAATTTTCATTCCAATCCTTAACATCTCCCTGCATAGGAATTTCAGTATGTAACCAAAACGCCTGCATTTGTTTTAACCATCCTTCTGTGTAATATTCAGGATATTCAAACGGTTTAAATGGTACTCTCTCTGTGAATAATTTACTCATATTTTTATAATTTTAAACTCTTGTTTTTCTTTCTTGTGCTTTTTTAAATACTTCCGCTGCTCTGTTTGCTCTTTTTTCTTCTTGTTGATGTTCGTGACCTAAAAGAGTGTTTTGTGACTCAGTATCGATTATCAAGAATTGATTATCAAATTTACAGTTTTGCCATATAATACCATCTTTACCAACACGAGATTTAATCAATGTCAATGTGGCTAAGTTATTTTCTTTCTGTTCTAAAGTTTTTCCTATAGAAAGAATTATATGTGCAATTTGTGCCTTTTTAATTGAACCACCCATTTGGTCACCAGTGACAACCTCAGATGAAATAGACTCACGATTACCTTGAGTGGCGGTCCAAATCGCAATATCAAATTCAGATGTCATCGACTCTAAACTTCTCATAATCGAACCCTCTCCTTTCCATTCTTCACCGTTAACACTTCTTTCAGGTGAAATACAATCAACATAATCAATCAACACTAAATCAGGTTTAAATCCTTCTGAGATTAATTTTCTAATCTTAGATTTAATTTCTGAAATTGTGATATTATCACTTGGTAGTTTAGATAATTTCAAAGACCCTGTAGATCTCTCTTGTTGTTCTCTAACTGCAGTTAATACCTCTTCTTTAAACTCAGGTTGTTCATCAGGTGCAATTCCGGACCAAATTGTATAGTGTTTTCTTTTAATTTGACCTTCGTTGTCTTCAAAAAAGATTTGAAGTACGTTGAACCCGTCGTTGTAAGCAGTATTTGCGAACTTAGTCATTAAAGTTGTTTTACCAGTACCAGTTGGAGCTAATACAACACCTAATTCACCTCGACCAAGACCACCTTTTAATACGTTGTCAAGACCCACAATACCCGTTCTAATTGGTAAACGATAATCCTTTTCAAGTGCATCATCAATGTTATGAAACACATCGACAACAGTGTCATTCATTACACCAACTTGTAGTGCTTTTTGAATTTTTTGTTCAATCTTATTGTAAGACTCAAACTCACCATTATCAATAATAGTTTGAATAACTTTAAGTTCTTTTTTAAGATTTTGTTGTCTACAAAAGTTTAAAGATTTGTCTTTTACAAATTCATCGTTTTTTTCCAAATTCTTGATTGCCTCTAATGTATCAATATGTGGTCTGTTAGTATCTTTGTTACCACCCTCAGACATTATTTTTTGGGCAATTGTTTCGTAGTTTGGAACCTTGTTATATGTTGTATGGAGTTCTTTGATGTTCTCCATAATAAACTTAAACGAGTTGTTATCAAAATATTTGCTCTCTAAAACGTCAACAATTACATCACCAAACTTTTTATCTTCAATTATCGCCTTAATTAATTGTTGTTGAAATGTGTGACCTAGATACCCAAAATTTTTCTCTTCTGACATATTATTTTTAATTTTTTAAAGTTGGTAATTCAAATATTTTGTTTCTAAATTTTTTGAAGACAAGATGTCAGTTAAATCTGACAAAATACGCTTCAATTTTGGACGAATATCTACCGTATATCTAACCTTTGGATGGAAATAATGTGCGGGGAATATTCTTGAAATAAATACATCCTCATTCAACTTAATTTCAATTAAAAAGTCTTCTTTTTTGTCCTCTTCTGAATCTTCCACACTCTCTAAATTCAGAAAATAATTTTGATTTTCACATAGATAGTCGGAAGTTTTTGTTTTTAAATCTTCACTAATTTCTTCTGAAATTTCTTTAACATAGTAATGTAAATCCAATGACCTTCTTGCTTGTGGGTTATGATTCTTAACATTAAAGAATCTTTGACATACAATGTTAC